CTATGAACCCTCCTCGACGCTGATGAGGTGGCCGCGGGAATCGTAGTTGACGAGCATGCACGACCAGGGGCCGTGGAAGGTGCCGTTCTGGGTGTAGCCGTAGACTGGTGCGCCCTCGTCAGAGGCGAACCAGAGTTGAATGCCGTCGCCCTGGCCGCCAGCCTCGGCCTCGCGCGGCAGGCCGTGGGCGAGCTTGCGCTCGCCGTCCACGACGATCCAGCCTTCCTGGATGGTTGAAGGCGGGTCGGGCACCGTGCCGCCTTCGACCGTCTGCGGCACCTCGACCCACGACCACACGCACTCCGATAGCAGCATGTACCGCACACGCATCACGGCCCCGGCAGGCGGGCAGTCGTTGAGGGTGACCGACCAGGCGCCTGTCCGAAACTTGACCGTGCCGGTGCCATCCCCCTCCAAATCCACCTCGAAATCGTTCCCGGCGTTGACCGAGCGGGCGCAGTACATCCGCTTGAACTCGCCGGGCCGGACCTCGTATTCGATGGTGAACGTGTATGGCAGGGGTTGGCCGGCCAGCGTGCCGGAGAAGGTGTTGATGTGGCCATCCGGCGGGATCGGCGTGCCCGCGTTTTCATCGACGAACGGCCCCGGCTGGCAGCGGACGTGAATCCAGTCCTCGACATTCCCCTCGGAGTAGTCCTTGAGGCACGGCACCAGCGTGCCGTCGGCGAACGTCCCGTCGCCCACCTTGTCGAACGAGATGTTCACGATGTCGCCGGCGGGCGTCAGGTCGTAGCCGTCGCCGACGCCCGGCGGGAAGCCGCTCCCCGGTATCCAGATGCGCCCCGAAATCGGCTCGCCGGCCGTGACCACCAGGGCGGGCCAGACCTCGATGAAGTCGAACGAGTTTTCCATCGGCGGCAGGCCGCCGGCAGCGCCGTACTCGAACTTGTATTCCTCCTCATCGGGGTCGCCGATGAAGACCCGCACGCGAGTGCCCACGGCGATGTCGTCCACGCCGTTGACTTCTTCGGCAATCCCGCTCTCGCCGGTGTCCCCGTTGAAGTCGTACAGCGGGGCGTTGGCATCGTCCGTGATGGCGGCCCAGAACGACTCGCGGTCCCCGCCGCCCACGACCGGGCCGTAGTGGAACCAGTACTCCTCGTCCGCGCCCGTGCGGACGGCGAAGAGTTGAATCACCTGGCCGACGGGGTTGATGTCGGAAGCGCCGAAATCAAAGTCGTTGACCTCGTAGGCGGGGCCGTACTCGTCCGAGGACCGGCCGCCGGTTTTTTCGGTCCACGCGCCGGGGCCGGCCCACTCGATTTCGACCCACTCGAACGCCCCGCCACCGTCGGCAGTAATCTTGGCCCAGAACGGTGCCTGCGGCGGGGCTTCGGCCATACGCACCAGCGCCCACTTGTCCTCGCCCGTGCCGTCTTCCTTCCACAGGACCTGCGCGGCCCCCTCGGGCGCACTGGACAGGCGGCCGTCGTCTACCACGTCGGCGAAGGCGTGGTCTTCGCAGAGGACGTTCAACTTCACGGGGGTGACGCCCTGGACCAGGCACCGGCCGATCTTCCCGTCCGCGATGGGTTCCTGGCAGATGGCGAAGTTGCCCGCATGGTCGGCGGCGGTGGGCGCGACGCCTTTGAGGGCATAGCGGAACTTGAAACCTTCCTCGTTGTCCTCGGGGCCGTAAACCGGCCCGTCGAGGCCGAGGATGTCAAACAGGCTCTGGTCCTCGCCCGTGTCGTTCCTGACGAGGATGACGCCTGCCTGCCGCGGCTCGGCCAAGGGCTCGCCGCCCTGGTTCTGCCGGCGCTGGAGGTAATCACGCGCAGCGTCGATGAACGTGTTGAACGTCTGCGCCGGGATGACCATCCGCTGGCCCGGCTGCACTTTCTTGAGCGTGTCGCCCATCGCCTACATCGCCCCCTGCTTCCGGCTGATAGCCCCACCCCATCCGCGCCGCATGCTCGTTGGCCGCGCGAATCTTGGCGTCAAGTTCCGATGCCCAGTCCGGCGTAGTTCCCGGCGTCATAGACCTGCTCGATATGTACGAACGCCGGCCTCTTGACGATGCTCTTCGAGTCATCGTCCTCGGCGTCCTGGTACTGCACCCACAGGTACTCCCAGCCCTTTTTCGCAATGCCGGTGATGCTGCCGATGGTCAGGCCCGTGACGTTCGGGCTGGCGGCAAAGCGGAACGTGATCTCCCACGCCCCGTCGCCGCGCTGGGAACCCGATGCGCCGAGGAACAGGACCTCGCCGGCGGCGAAGCCCTTGAACGCCCCGTTGTTCGTCTTGCCGGTGAGGGAGAACAGGGCCGCCTTGTACGACCCCGTGACGTCGTCCTCCTCGAGATAATGTGTCTCGGAGAAGTTGTAGACCGGGACGGTGATGTCGCAGCCTTCGACGGAATCGTGCGTGACGCCGATGGCGCCGCCCAGATCCGGCGGCGTGGTGCCGCCCGCGCCGTAACTGGCGACGTGGGCCTTCGCCTGCGTGATGTGCATTGACCCGCCGCCGGTGTCGAACTGGTAGGACGACTCCCCGACTTCCTTGGGCTTCGACGACATGAGGCCGTAGCGGGCGGTGCCTTCCCAGAAATCCGACCCGTCGGACAGGGGCTTTACGTTGCACGACTGGCGCACCAGGCCGTTGTAAGCAAGCGGCGCCTCGGCCTCCAGGGCGTCCAGCGCGGCCTGCTCGTCATCAGTGCCCCGGATGACGTACTGGAACTCGGCGCTTGGATTGTCACCCGAACCGACCTGACGGCTCTCAACACGTTCGGCTACGGTGATGGGCACGGCACTGCCCCCGTCAATTGAAGTTCACGCCCAGGTTCGCGGCCAGTTGGGCGATCTTCTCGGTGTTCTTGGCGGTCTTTTCCGTGGCGCTCGCGATCCGGTCGCTGACGCCGCCCGCGCCCATGCTGGCGGCCTCGATCGCGCTGAAGGTCCCCCGCACGCCGATGGTTCGCTTCATAGCGTCCGGCATGGCGGCCGCGGCGTCTTCCAGGGCCTTGCGGATGGCGCGCTGGTACGTCTCGCCGGTGATGTCGCCGCCTTCGAGCAACTTCCTGTAGCGGTCAATCTGCGCCTTGGCCCGCTCCTCGGGCGTCTGCATCGACTCGGTGAGCGACTGGCCCTCTCGCTTAGCGGCATCGGCCTCCCGGGCGGCGCGGAGTTCCGCCATCGCGGCCTTGAGTTTCTCGAGGCGCTGGGTGTATTCGTCAAAGTTGATAAGGCCCGCGTCCATCGCCTCGTCGAGCGGCTTGGCAGCCCTGGTGACCTCCACGTCAAAGGCGTCGAACGTGCCGCGAAGAACGCCGGCCTCCAATTCCAGATTCCGCATGGTCGCGGCAAGGCCGGTGTCGAAGTCCTTCCGTTTCTCGGCGGCGTGCTGTTTCTCGGTTACGTCCAGGATGGCCAAGCGCCAGTTGAGGAGCGACTCGGCCTGGTTGGCCGCAAGGCCCAGGTGCCGGACCTCGTAGGCCAGGAACTCCCGCTCCGACATCGTGGCCCGGGCGTACTGGTCCATCGCCTGGCCGATCAGGTTCTCACCGCGGGCGCGGGTTTCCTGGAACTTCTCGTAGGCCTTCCGCTGCTGCTCAATCTGGATGAGGCGGAGTTTCTTGGCCAAGAGGGCCTCGGCCTCGGTCTGCGCAAGGCGGAGGCCGTCAACCTCGTAGCGCGCGAATTCCTCGGCGGACATCGTGGCCTGGGCGAGGGCCCGGTCAACGGAATGAACGGCATTGACGTAACGGTTCCACGCCGCCACCCCCTCGTCGCGGTCGCGTTTCGCCTTGGCGGCAGCGGCGCGATCGGCGCTATCGTCGGTGTCGAGGCCGCGCAGGCGAAAGACGAACCACTTCATCGCCGAATCGACCGGGCCGGAGAGTTCCTTGACGATCTCGCCCAAGCCAAACGGCAGTTCCTCGGCGGCCTTCCGGGCGCCCTCCATGTTCCCCTGAAAGAGCGCTGCAAACATCTGGACATCCTTGATGGCAACCTTCGTGGCGGCGATGGCCGTGGCGAACTTAAGGCCCGTCTCGGCGATCTGCATGCCCTTGAAACCACCGGATAGGAACCCGCCACCTTCGCGCCCTTGGGCAAGGACCGACGCCTCGGTGCCGCGCGTGAGTGCGGGCCCGCTGTTTTCCGCGACCCACTGGCGCAGGCGGGCCTGGGATTCGCGCAGCCTGCGCAGCATCGGCGTATCGTCGGCAGAGATCTCGACGTAGGCCCCGCCCATCCTGATTGCGCCGGCATCGGGCATGGGAGCCTCCTTACGCCGCGACGGGCGCCGCCACCGACGTGGCCCAAAACTTGGGCAGCATTTCCTTGGCCGACGCCAGGGCCGGCCGCATGTACGGGCGCGGCGGGAAGTTGACAGGTTTCACCATCCACAGGGTGCCGTACAGCGCCTCGTTGAGTTCGTTCGACCGCCGGGCCTGGGCCGGCGTCCGGAGGTGCGCGTACACGGCCTTCGTGCTCGTGTCCTGGAGGGTCACCGCGTCACGGCCCGTGGGCGAGTCGGCCATGACGGTCCTGGTGGTCGTCACCAGGCGAATCTCACCCACGCCGCCGAGTTTACGGATGCGACGCCGGCGGTTCCGCAAACGCCGCGTGCCCACAAAGCCAAACTCGTGGATGCGCGGCACGTCGCCGACATAACCCAGGGGAACGGGGCCGACCACCACCGTCCGTAGCGTCGGCGAGTAGTGGTAGTAGATGTGCTTCTTCAGGGCCTTGCCGGTCTTCGGGTGGGCGTACGGCGGCGTGCCCGGCGGCGAGTGGAGGTCCGGGTTGCCCCGCTCCGCCATGCTCCACTTGGCCGCGTTGCGTATCCACTGACCGGCCGCGCTGAGCGCGCGGCCGGTCTTCTGGTCCACCATCGCCTGGACGATCTTCTCGCTGAAGAACCACTGCTTGACCACGAACTTGAGGGCCATGCGATTACCCGCCCGCCGGCGCAGGGGCCGCCGCAGCCGTGGTCACTGCCGGGGCCACGGGCGCTACGGGCGCCTCCGGTTCCTTGGTCTTGATGACACCCGTCTGGACACCAAGTTTGTAGAGTGCGGATTGGGCGTCATCGACGATCTGGTGCACGAGGCCCGGCACCGCCCCGTCGCCGAAGACCGCCTTGATGCTTTCCGGGTCCATCTGTTGCTTGATCGCCTCAACCAGGTTGCCGGTTTGGAAGAACGCCTGCCGCGAGCGCCAGAGCATCCACCCGATGCCGCCGATGGCCGCAGCAATCAGGACGGCCGCGCCGATGGCGATCCACTCCAGGTACTGGTGCACCAGCGTGGCCGCACCGATAAGAAGCAGCGCCCCCGCCGCGACGGCCAGGCCCGCCTTCATGTCCACCTTGAGCGCGAGGAACACCCCGACCGCCAGGACGCCAACACCCACGACGATCAGCCACTTAAGGACCGCCCGCACAGCACCGTCCGCCTTGGCCTGTTCCTCCGCGATGCGTTTCTCGGCGGTAGCGGCCTTGGCCTGCCAAGCGTCGCGCTCCTTGGCGAGGGCCTGCGCGGCGGCATCGGCCCGGCGCAGTTCCGGCACGACCACCTGGACGACGACCCTTGATTCACCGGAGATTTCGGCGACAGCCTCACGGGCGACAACCAGTCTCGGTGTCACGTCATTCTGTAGCGCATCAGCCTGGGCGTCGAGGACCTTGGCGACCGGTTCGGCGATGGGTGTCGCCTCGCGGAGGGTTTGGGCCTGGGCATTGACCACGCCGGCCACTTCGCTCACCTTCACCGCAGCGCCGTCGATGTTCGTGGCGGCCGTGTCTGCGGCCCGCGCGATCGCCGTGCCGGCGTCATCCGCCTTAGTGGCGGTCTCGACCAGCCGCGGGGGCTGCTTCGGAAGTTCCGGCTTGTGGCATCCGGCCAGCACCAGAACGGCAACCAGGATCACGAACACGGACATCGTCACATATCGGCTACTCACCATGATTCAACCTGCCTTTCCGTCAATGAAGACCTGTTTCAGGACCTCGATGCCGCAGTGCGGCAAGATAAGGTCCTTTTCGTTTCGCTTGTGCGGGTCGAAGTCGGCGGGCTTAAAGGGCCCGTGCTTCTTCGGGTCCCGGTTCACGTTCGCAATCAGGGCCAGGACCGACGACGTATGCGCCCATGCAGCGCGGCTGCGGGCCTCGGCCATCCAGACGAGTTCCCGCAGGGTCAGGTCGCCGGGGTCGACGCCGCAGGCCCCGGCACACTCGAAGAGGAACCGCCAGACCTGATCTCCTCGCCACGGTCCCCCGCGAGGGCGTTCTTGATCTTGTCCCGCACGGGGTTCGGGAAAAAATCCACGAGGTCCTCCAGGATGGCGTCCCGCGCGGCGGCGATAGCATCGCCCACGAGGACCGTGTTGAAGTCCTCGCGTGTGAACTTCCTGCTCTTGGCCTCCGGCTCGCACACGCCGTAGGCGATGTCGCAGACCAGCACAGGGTCCAGGAGCATCCGCCCGTAGAGGTCGCCGTTTACGATGTCCACGAGCGACACGCCGCTCGTTTCCTTCGCGCGCTTGATGGCATTGGTGTTAATGGTGACAGTCCAGGTCTTACCGGTCGCGTCCGTGAACGTTTTCATGTTGCCTCCCAAGAGACGGGTGCGGGGGTCGATCAGGCTTACCCCATGATGATCTCGACATCGAGCGCCTGGGCGCCGGTGCCCGTGAGGTCCAGCGTCTTGTTGCCGGCCCCGATGTCGCTGCCAGCGTCGTTGGCGAGGATGGTCACTTCCGCGCCCGGCTGGAGCGTCACACTGAAGGCCGAGCCGAAGCCGTCGTAACCGTTCGACGCGCCCTTGGCGACCGTGATCGGGTTGACGTTCGAGGACGGGGCCTTGAGGCGCAGAAGCTGAACGCGCAGGCCCGTGCCGCTCACGACCTTGTCGTTCAGGCCGTCCAGGGCCGTGAGGTCGATGGTGGCCGCGCCGTCCGTCAGCGCCTGCTGGAAGAGCGAGCCGCAGGTGACAGGAGGGCTGCTGTCAGATTTCAGGGTGCGCTGGCCGGTGTTGAATCCGGCCTGAGTCACGGTTCGGGCCGCCTCAGAGGCGGCGCCGGGGGCCTGCGCCGCCGCAAGGATTTCGGTGAAGGTCGCAGTGACCGCGTAGGTCAGCGAAGAACTGTTGGGCATGACGGTTCCTTTCGTGAACCATCGGCTACCCGCCGACGGTGTAGACCTGAGGCTTGTTGGCCGAGTACGTCGGCTTCGCGGTCACCGAGATGGTGATGGCGTTCTCCAGCGGTTCCTTCTCCTCGAACTTGAGGATCGCGCAGTCGGCCATAAATACCTTCGTACCGTTGACCGTGATGTCGCCCTTGGCCACAGCCAGGCCGAGGATGCTGCCGGCCAGGAACGCGTCGAGGATCGCCTGCACCGCCGCATCCGCGTCGTCATACACGAGCTCGAACTCGATGGTGGCGTCCTTCAAGGTGCCGATGGTCGCCTTCCATCCGCCCCCGCCTCGCGTCGAGACGTCGGCCTCGCCCTTGCTGATGGGCACGTTCACGTCCTTGGCGGCCGTCACTTCCGTCCATTCGGGCGTCCCGCCGATGCCGGCGGCACAGTAGTAGAGTTTCCCATCGATGCCGAGTCTGACAGCCATTGGAGTGCCTCCCTCTTGTGCTGCCTGCGCCGGTCAGACTTCCGGACCCGTTCCGGGCAGGTCTTCGACCGTCTCGCCAGCCGCCGTGACGACGGCCTTCGCCTTGGCGTACAGGGCCGCAAGTTCCGCCTCGTCGGCCTCGCCGAGGGCCGTGGCCACCTTCGCCTTGCCGGCCCGGGCCACCTCGGCCCGGATAACCGCCAGCGACCGGCGGGTCTGGACAATGAGCCACGCGGCCTCGGCCCGGATGCGGGCGGCAGATATCTGTTCCGGCGTCAACGTCGGGGGTTTCTCGATAAGCGCCATCGCTATCTCTCCTTTACCGTGTCGTGCCCGCACCAACCGGCGCGGACGATTGAAAAGCCTGCCTTGCGGACCCGCTCGGCGAACCACGCACACTCGCACGCGGTGACCTGGCTGCCGTCTGGCGTCCGCGGGAAGAAGAACAGCGGTATCGCCCTCCCGGCGGCATCTTGCTCGGCCGCGAGCGTCTCCAGAACCTTGCGTTTCACGCGCACCAAGCCCATGTGCATCGCCTGGGGCCGGGCCCAGGTCCGCATGTCGGGGACCGGGTACTGGCACGCCACCACGTCGCCGGCGGCTTGGAAAAACGGGTTGGCCGCACCGTCGGGTCGCATGTCGCGGTCCATGAAGACGAACTCCTGGACCTCCGCCGGCGCCTTCAGGCACATGTCGGCCACGACCCTGCACCGCACCACATCCACGCTCCCCTTCGCCCGGACAGTCCAGATGCGGTCCGGACGCAGGTGCGCCCAGAGCCACCGCGCGGCCTGGGTGGTGAGGGCATCGTCCGGCCACGTGAGGACCACGGCCGCCGCCTTCTCGCGGTCGAACGCCATGGGCGCCTCGATCTGAGGACATGGGTCCATTATGGGGTCCCCGCCGAGAAGGACAGCACGCCATCGTTATTCCACGGCGCGAATTCCACTTCCGGATCACTCGTCGGCAGGTTTGCGAGGTCGATGGGCGGCGCCCGCCACTCCAGGCCGCACACACCGCCGCTTTCCCAGACCGTTAACACCCTGCCGTCGTCGTCCCCGCAATACGTCGGCAGGGTCCCCGGCATGTCGCACCATGCGGGCACCGGGTTTCCGCAGCCGTCGTCCACGAGGCAGAGGATCTGCCCGCAATCGCCCGGCTCCGGAAGTTCGGAGGGGATATTCTCCCAGCCCGGCACAGGCGGATTGCCCAGATTGCAGCCATCATCTACGAGCATGACAACCTGGCCACATGAGCCGGAGCCGTAGTCCGGCAGCCCCTGCGGCGAATTGCACCACGTGGGCACGGGGTTCCCGTAGCCGTCGTCGCAGAGCGTGAGCACCTGGCCGCAGTCGCCCGGATCGGGCAGGTCGCTCTCCGGCGTGCCCCAGCAGAGGGACAGGCTGCCGCCATCGTAGCAGACCAAGAGGAACTGGCCGGAGTTCTCCTCACCGTAGCCGGGGACGCCCTCGACCTGGAAGTCCCACGCGGGCTGGACCGTGCCTTCATGGTCCGCCAGGCGCAGAATCTTGCCGCAGTCATCGCCGCCGCAGAAGGACGGCAGCGCGCCGTAGATCGTGATGTGCGTGCCGTAGCCCATCACCAGGTTCCTCCCTTTACGGTGACAACATCGCCAGGCGTGCCCTTGATCTGGAAGTCCTGCAAGTTGACGCCGACGAAGTCGTTCCACTCGCCAGCGTCCCAGGGAACATCTGCCCCGTCGTCGCCCTTGAAGTACACGATGCCGGTGTTTTCGGGCCGGCACGCAATGACGCCGCTGATCACCGTCTGCGTCGCGGCAAGCGGCCGGTACGTGCCCGTGACGACGACCTTTCGCATGACGATGTTGTTCATGGTCCGCTACCTCACCACTCGGAACGTCAGGGTCAGGACGCTCGTGAACTGCTGCAGTTGATCCAGGTGCTCCGGCGCGTAGCCCCGGTCCGACCCCGCCGCAAACGCCGCCCTCAGGCAGATGACGCTGGGCATGGCGGCCAGGCGGCGATTGGCGAGGAAGAAATCACGGATCTCTTCCGCCAGGCCCACCAGCGGGTCTATCGCGCCGTTGCCCGTCGTCTCCGGCGCCTGCTGCACGGCAACCTCGACCGTGTAGTCTTCCTGGACCTGCCCGCGGCCCAGGTTCTCCATCGAGTACCCGCCCGGCACGACCGTCACGTGCAGGTCCTTCATCTCCTCGCGGGTGTAGACCGGCCGGTATGAGCGCACCGCCGTGAAGGACATGCCGAAGGTGTGCCCGTTCAAGGCGGCGACGACGGCATCCGAGATGTCCGCAAGGACCGCCATGTCACTCTCCCACCGTGGCCGCCAGCACCCGCCCGGCCACATACAACAGGGCGGCGCCGCACGCGCCGTAGACAATCAACTCCAGCACCCGCATGCGAACCCCGGTCGCCGCGAACGTCACATCTCCCTTGCCGAGACGCCGGAGAATCTCCTTCACGTCGGAGCGGATCTCGCGGACGGCGGCCGTCAACGTGTCGTGCGCCGCACACACGTCCTTACGCGCATCTCCCGACATCGCCGTCTCCTTCCCTACTCTGTGCCCACGTGTGCCGTGTGAATCCTGAGCGTGAGGCCGTCCGGGTCCGACTTCCGGAAGTGCTTCTCCTGGCCCGCGCCCATCACCTCGTACACCTCGACCCGCGTGCCGATCATCTCACGGATGCGGTCGCCGACCTGCGGCAACACCACCGCCCCGCCCAGCAGCAGGTCGGCGGCACGCACCAGGTAATCTCGCCGCTCGACCTGCTCGACCAGACCGTCTGCCGCGACCACTTGGAATACGCTCCGGCCGACCGTGGCATTCAGCGCCGCCGACTGGCTGCCCCGCCGGTACGTCACCGGCCGGGAGGCGTGCCTGTGTCGCATGCCTTCGAGCCACGCCGCGCCCTGCTGGAGGAGATCGGCCACGGCCTACACCTTAGACCGTCGACAGCGCAGCGCCGTCGTTCGACACCACCGACCACCGCTTGTTCGTCCCGTTGGCCTTCGCCACCAAGAGGATCGCGTCGCCGGCGTCGTCGAGCGTGATCGTGTTGTTGCCGGTCTGGTTGACGGTGGTCGCGCAGGTGATGACGCAGTTGCCGCCGTCCGTCTTGAGGGACACGAGCAGCGACTGCCCCAGGTACGTCGGCGCGGCCAGCGTCCGCGTCTGGGCGCCAGTGGTCACGAGGTCGCAGTGGCCGCTGTCGGTCACGGGGATCGCCCCGGCGTTGCCCGGATCGGCCAGTTCGGCCGTCAAGGCGTTGTGGACGGTGTTGGTGAGCGCGACCGGCCCGCTCCAGAGGACCCGGACCGTCTCGTCCGTGGCGCCGGCGGCCACTTGGGCGAACCCGATGAAGGTGTTGCCGCTGGAGGTGGTGGTCGCGCAGCCCGTGCCGGCCTCGCCCTCGTAGGGGTTGCCATCGGCGTCCCAGTAGAGGGCCGCCCCGAGCGCCTGCTGCTCGTTGGCCTTGACGACGTCGAAGATGCCCTTTACCGCGAGGGCCCCGAGGGCGCCCGCCGTGATGGGGGTCTTGGCCACGCCGATCATCGATCCCTGGAGCACGACCTGGCCGGCCGCCACAGCGGCCACGGGCGTGTAGTCAACCGCATCACCTTCCTGCACAAATGTTGCTTGAGCCATGTGATTCTCCTCAAACGTGCCGACCAAGGTCGGCGGCTAACCATGTCGCCATGCCGTTGTGCCGTTACTCCGTCACTTGTCACTCGCCCTTACGCCTCGCCCTTGCTCTTCAGGCCGCCCCTGGGGTCCTGAAGCGCGACGCCAAAATCGTGATATCCACGCATCTGGATACCGAGGACTTTGAAGTCCGCCTCCGCCGTTTCGATGGTGGGCGACTCCTGGCCGTTGAGGAAGGCAACCTCGATGACCGGCAGGTCCGCCGGGTCCGCCAGCAAGTACCACGCCTTGGCGCTTGCGCCGGTGTACTTCGTGTTGGCCAGGTACCGGCTGACCTCGGACCGGAACTTGCCTTGGTGCGGGTTGGCGATGGGGTATTTGGTGCTGGCGGTCGTGTCGCGGATCTCCAGCGACTTGAAGAGCTGCGTCCCCATCGCCGAGAGGGCCGTCGGCACCAGGAGAATCGCCGGCATGATGCCGATCGGCTTCCCGTCCGAGTCCACCTGGTCGAGAAACGTGACCTCGGCCTTCGTGAGGCCGTCGATGGTCAGCGCCGTGTCGGCGCCCGAGATGTAATTCTTGTTGGCGGCCTTGAAGAAGTCGCTGTTGGCCAGGAAGATGGTCCAGAACACATCGTTGATCTTCAGGCCCGACCCACGGCCGAGTTTTCGCGGCACGAGGGTGATGGCTCCCAGGTCATCGTTGATCATGTCCCGCCGGTCAATCGACAAGAGCAGACCGAACGTGTCGGCCCTGTTGGAATACTGCTCGTTGCCGAGGGTTCCGTGCTTCAGTTCCCCACCCGGCGCGACCGGCTGATACTGGTCGGCGCCGATGAGGCGGTACGACGTGACGGTCTTGAAATCGCCCACGTTCCGCACGGCGCAGATGTTCCGCCACGTGCGCTCGACCGAGAAGAAGCCATCGAGGAGGAACTTGTTGGCGACGTTCGAGAGGATGCCGCCGATGTCGATGGTCGAGAAACCCGCCTGGATATCCTTGCCGAAGGCGAACCGCAGGACCTCGCGCGAGTCGCGGAAGTTGCGGCCGGTGTAACCGTTGGCCCACGCGGCCTCGAGAAGCAGTTCCTGAAGGCCGATGCCCCCGCGGAACCGGCGGCTGGCCGCGTCGAGCGTCTTCTCGTCGTGGACCTTTTCCACATCCGCGAGGCGCGCCGTCAGCATGCACGCGGCCTCAAGGATCGTGCCGTTGACCATCTGGTCCACGACGTGGGCGGCCGGGGCCTTCGGCCGGTCTGCGCGCAGCACTTCCAGTTCGGTCTTCGTGGTGTCCCAGCCCTCCTTGATGGCGCGGGCCGCGATCTCGACATGGTCGGTGCCGCAGACCTTACGGACGGCCGCAATCCGCTCCTCTTCCGCGGCAGCCTTGGCGCGGATGTCGGCCACCGGATCGGCGGCGATCACGCCCTCGCCAGCAGCGCCAGCCTTCAGCGCCGCGCCTGCCGGGGCCTGGACCACCGGCTCCTTGGCGCCCTCGCCCGCCGCAGCCGCACCGCCCGCCACGCCACCGTCCACCGTCTTGGTCTTGTCGCTGCCGTCCATGATTCCCTTCTCCCCGGCGATTCCCGCCGCGATGCTGGCGGACGTCTGGTCGTCCGCGCCGTTGCCCACGAAACTCACTTCCTGAAGCGCCGCCCGCCGCGCCACATTCACGGGGCCGGCGAACTCACGCCCGTTTACGGTCACCATCTTGCCTTCACCCACAAACTCGACCTCGCGCACGCCGGCACCGATGCTCGCCTGCCACGGGTACCCGTTGTCGGCATCCGCGACGACCTCGCGGGCGGCCTGGGTGGTCGAGGAAATCACACCCGACACCCGCAGACCCCCGTGCTCAACCTGCATGCCGTCGATGTGCCCGACGCGAGCGGACCGATCGTGGTCGAGGTAGACCTTCGCGCCGCCGCGCACGGTGAGGCCGGTCAGGTCCACCACGACGGGGAACCGCCACCCGGCAATCGCCAGGGGGCCGCCGGTGTAGGCGTCCATGTGGAACCGACGCGGCCGCGCGGCCTGGGCGTCGGGGCCGGCCGCCGCCTCCATGTTGATGGCCGCGATGAACTTCAGTTCACGCGGCCCTTCGCTGGTCTTCACGGTCCGTTTCCTCATCTGCCTGCGGCTGCGCGGGCTTCGGTTGCACCTCGGCCATCGAGAGGCCGAGTTCCTTCATCAGCGCCACTTCCTTCGCCCGCTGCCGGAGTTCTGTTTCCCAGTCCTTGCCCTCTTTGGCATATTCGCTGGCCAGGGTCGTCGTATGGCTGGCCAAGCGCGTAGCCTGGGCGTTGGCCTCTTTGGCCGGGTCCACATGCTCCATCCCGTCCCAGAACCACTGGTGCGGATAATCGAGAACCGCCCGGGCCGACGCCGGCAGGAGGCCCGGCACCAGCACCGCCTCGCGCAGCCACGCACCGAGAATCCGGTCAAGCACCGCGTCTTCCAGGTGGACCTGCTCCACGCGGACGGACTTGAAGTACGTCTGGTGGTCGAGGCGGCCGCTGGCGTAGTTGTAGGCCGACGAATCGCACAGGGCGATGTTACGCGGCATGTTCAGGCACCGCGCGGCTTCGTTCAGTTTCTCGCGGACGAACTCGACGTAGGTGGTCGCGGGCTGCTCGGGCTTGACCTGGCTCATCTTCCAGCCGCCGGGCAGAGTCAGCAGCATGTTGCGTTCGAGCTCGATGGTGTCCATCGGGTCGATGGCCTCGGCCTCGCCGTTGGGCGGGGCGTCCGTCTCAACCGTACCGGAGATGTTGGCGGCCGTCTCGGCGGCGTCCAGGACCGCGCTGGTGAACCGGCGCAGTTGAGCGAAGATCGGCAGGGCCGGCGTGATGTCCGGGATGCCGCGCCGCTGGCCAGGCCTGTCGGCGCGGAACCAGTGGAGCACCGCCTCCGCCGGCACGCGCTCGTAGTCGAGGCCCAGGGATACCGCCGCCCCCGGATGGGTCTTCAGGACGTGGTACTCAACCGGGTTGCCGCTGGCGTCGAACACGATACCGTCGACGCCGCCGGACGTGCCCGTCTTCGCGGAGGCCAAGACGGGCGAAGCCACCTGGTCGGCCTCGATGAGCCTGATGTCCAACGTCACCGGGGAGCCGAGATTCTCGTTGGAAATGAACAGCGCAAATGCCTCGCCGTCCTGGGCCCGGGCCATCCGCATGGTCCGCAGTTTGGCGGCCAGGCCCACCCGCGTGGCCCAGCGCATAAACTCCTGCTCGATCGCGCGGTTGGCTTCGGCGCCGGCGGTCAGCATCTGGAGCCTCGGCCCCGTGCCCACAACGTCGTTGGCCAGGGTCAGAACGATACCGCGGACATAGGAGTTGTTCGCCACCTCGTACCGGGCCCGGTTCCGCAAGATACGCCGGACCTCGGAGCTTGCAGCAGCGTCGGCCGACAGGCCATCGGCCCCCGCCCAGTGCTTGCGATTGCCATCGGTCGTCTGCGCGGCATCGTACCGGCCGCGCACGAAGCGCACCGCCATCCGCAGCCCGCCACCTGCGGGTCTGGCGAATGCACGGATGCGTTTGAGCCACTCAAACATCACGCTACTCCCGGCGGAACCACTTTCGTGAGGCGAACACCCAGGCCCTTTGCCCATGCGGCCTTCTTCGAGGCCAGATACCTGTCCGCCGCGATCTGGTCGGGGATCGAGTGTTGCTGCATGCTCCCTGAATCCCCCGAGGCAGATTTCGGCCCTTCGGCGTTGGTGCGAATCGCATCGTCCAGTTCGTCAGCCACAGGTCACCCGCTAACGCCGCAGAGGCTCTGCCGCTCGTGCCGCCGCTCGCGGTGCGCGAAACTGTTGACCGCCCAGACCGGGTCGCGGCCGGCGAGGTACGCGACCCAGGACTCCTGGACGGCATCTTCCCTTGCCTCACCGGGCACCTGGCCCAGTTCGGCGAGAAGACGTTCCGGCTCACAGATTGGCGGCAGCGCGCGTGTCATCTACCCTGTACGGACGCGCTAAGGCCCTTTCTTGCCGGGTGGGAAGGCGGAATTGTGGAATTGTTACACCGGTAGACAGGTATGGGTGGGGAGGTGACGTTCATCCGCACGCTGGCGTCACTTCTCTTTAGGGTCTGTTAACCCCCGCGACCGCTCGTACCGGCCCCGGATACCCCAACTCTCGGACTCTCAGGGCCGCTCGCGGGGCCAGTTTAACAACCCTGGACGGAGAGGGGCGTTCGGGGTGCCAGCGCGGCCTCGTCTGCCTCCAGTGCGGCTGCAAACACTTCCGCGTCATTTACACCCGCCCCCTTGGGGCGGCCGCATCCTTCGGCGCCGCGAGTGCCGTCACTGCGGGAAGCGCGCAACAACGTGGGAGATAGCCTCGGGCTGACCGGCCGTAGCTCGGCTTGAAGCGAGCGATAGGACATCCGCACATGCTCACGATGCGACAATGGTCTTGGTTGGACTGGCTACCACGTTGTCGGAGGTGCTCGACTCTGTCATTGGCTGCACCGGCGTGATGGTCGCCAAGACCTGATACGTGTCCGCCGGTAGACCCGCGGGCCGTTTGACAGACACCTTGAACGTTTTCGACCTGTTCGGGGCCAGGGCACCGACTGACTGGTTGAGCAAGGTCGCGAGCACGATGTCCGGGTTCGCAGGGTTTGTCAGGTCACGCGCCACAAACTGGATGTTGATCTGCTGGACTGACGGCAGAGCCACGTTCCCCAGGTTGCTCACAACGACCGAGACGCTCCCGGACAGCAACGTGTTGGTAATCACCGAAGATGGCAGTGTCCAAGTGGTCCCGAATGTGCCGGCCAAGTTCATGAACGCCGGAGCCGCCGTGATGGTCTTAGTCGGGCTGGTCACCACGTTGTCAGCAGTGCTCGATTCAGTCAG